AAGCGTAAATTGGACATGATGCAGCTGCCGTTTGCCACGCCTGATGACATCAAAGGTATCTGGCGCGAACAGCTTGCGGAGTACTACGCGTTACAGGCAGGTGATCTGGAGGGACAACTCTCTCTGACCAACTACCGTGGCGTATTAATGTCGTCCAAGGCCAACACCAAGCGTAGCATGTTGACCACGCCGCCGCGCGATGATCAGATGATCTTCAATCCTGCCACGCGCAGATTCGAGGACTCACGCTACTATGCACCAGCCGCCGATGTTCATGCAGAAATGCTGGAGAAAGTCAAAGGTCTGCCCGATGAGGAGTTGATACTGGACATCGATAAGCGTCTAGACGGCAGAATATCTCTCAATGAACGCACTGTCGTGATGGACAATCTGCGCACGCTCACTCGCCGTTACCGCAGCAATCCAGAGGTATGGGGCAACTTCAAAGGCGTAGTACAGGCTCAGCTCAAGTTCGACGTTATCAACTTCTCTGACACGTTGGAAACCCGCCTGCGCTCCCGCACGAACGTACTGCGTAAGCTGAAAGAGAACGCTTACCTGGACCCAGTACTCGGCCCAGTGAATCTGCAAGAACTGCACGACAACCTGGCTGAGAACATAATTGCAAAAAATAAATGGGAAGCTCGGCAAGCACCGTTGCTTGCCTCTAAATTGCACGGGTTGCTAAACCCCACGATCATGCTGAGGGCTCCGCGTGTGTGGAAGCGTCTCAATGACAGAAAGCTGCAGCAGTTCTATCTGCGTTTTGCCAACCGCTTGTCACTGGCTGACACTCCTGACAGAGACCAGCTAGCAATGCAGCTGGGGCGTGATTTATTCAATGCCGCGAACATGAACGGTGCTCGTGACAGTTGGTACAAGCTGGGCATGCATATCCTCGAGTCGCCGCAGGCATCCAAGGTCTACAAGCTGGAGACCTTCGGTGTGCAGAAGAGGCGTATGAGGAACAAACTCAGCCACCAGTACTATGGACCGTACTACGACACGCAGTCATGGAACCTACGTATCACAGACCCCTCCGTGATTGAGTACGCGGATCTGAGTCGTAAAATTGACATCGCTCTGCGCACAGGCGATCTACGAGACACGCCTCTTCTGAAGTTCAGAGAGGGTTACAAGACGTACTTCCTAGAGAGACCTACTGGCTGGTACGACACAAGGATTCCTGTCACATCTACTTCTGCCTATTCATCGTTCCCTGCCGAGGTGATCGACAAGGACATGGTGGACGCCCTTACATGGGCATCAAAGACGAAGTACAGAATTGACCAGGACTACTACGGATTCGTGGACAAGCTACTGCACTTCGAAGATGACAAGGGCAAGGCCGAGTACTATAATGAGCTCAACACATTCAAATCCTATCTTCTGTCACGCGGAGACTCGTACGAGCGCATTAAGGCTATGTCCTGGCTCAAGGATCGCCCATTCAGTAACACAGCGTTCATCGATCATCGCGGGCGCGTCTACGATCGCGGTTTCATCAGCCCGCAGTCCGGCGAGACATTTAGGCCGTTCCTGAATGCCAACAAGGAGTACGCCTTCTCCGAACGGGCTTATCGCGTGTTCAAGGACCAGATTGGTGGATTCATGGGCGGGCTCAGCGACGTGTTCGAGGGGCGCCATGATTCGCTCACTGTTCTGGGACGCCAGGCGATTGCAGATAGACTGCGCCCACAGCTGGTGCAGATCGGTAAACAAATCCTGTCAGGAAAACCGAATGATATTCGAGCAATTCTCGCCAATCCACTTTTGGCAGAAGTGGATGGAGAAGACATTGGCAAGTTCTACAGGCTTGCCATGGAGTACGCCAAGATTGACAACTTCCTGGGAGGAGACTACAAGAATCTGGGAAGATTGGCTAATTACCGTACCGCTCTCGTGCTGGAGCAGGATGCATCAAGCTCCGGAGCCCAAATCATCGCGCTCACGACGCGGAACAAACAGCTCGCGGAGCTAAGCAACGTTGTCCCTACTGATCGCAAGCAGCGCCTGTACGATGAGATCGCCGCGGCAACCTTCCATGATCCTCGTTTCACTGAGCTGAACAAACGTCTGGGTATCACGGAACGCGATCTCAAAAAAGCTGCAAAAGCTCAAAACATGGTCACGTTATACGGAGCTGGCACTAGGACAGGCGTCATCAACGTCGAGAAAAAGCTCGGCAAGGCCTTGGGCAAAGAAGAAGGCGTGCTAGTGCTGAAGGCTGAAGAGCGCGACAAGGTGCTCGGCGACATCTCAGCACAGGCCGCCAAGTACAAGCGTTTCGATCCGGACACCGCTGAAGAACTCATGGAGCTCCGTGGTGTGGTGAAAGAGGCGTTCAACGAGGGCCTACCCTTGGGCGACGAGATCATGGAGCAACTGTGGTTCCTACAGCCTGACACACGCGAGTTCGTGCAGAAGCTGTCGCGTAGCTACGACAAGGTAGTCACGCCAAAGGACTTCAAGGATGTAGCCAGTATCATGTCCGAGAAGCTCATGGAGCGTACTCCTGTGCTCATGACCTTCACCAAGTTCTTCGGGCGCCTGGCAGAGGACTATGTGCTCAATGCGAAGCCTTCTAAAGCGGACTTCGACTGGAAGAAGATAGCTAAGCATTACATCGTTGGCGACAAGCGCGGTTACAGAATACCCGACTCCTTGGCATTCCTGATGGGTATAAAGCGCGGGACAACCGTGCAGGAAGCTGCGTTCAAACGCTTCGGTTTCTGGAAACCCGGCGGCACGTTGCGCGAGATAATCGAGGGGCAGGAAGACGCCACACGTAGGCGCATGGGCGCGAAGTACATGAAGATCAAGGTAGCCAAGGTCTTCAAGCTATTCGAGATCTCTGTGTTCAAGTCCAACCAGCTGCCCAAGAGCTGGACCAATGTTCCATTCGTCAATTTCGACGGCAAGGTGCTGGAGCAGAACTACAGCAAGGTCATCGAGAAACGTCTCGCCTACAAGGACAAGAACGGTATCTGGAACAACAACATTCTGCAAGTGCAGGAAAAGACGGAGGCTACCTGGTGGGAGGAGCTGCTGAACGAATCTGGCAAGATTCAGGACGTAGCCGATCCAGGCAGAGCGCGTACTGCCTTTGGCGTCAACGGTTGATTTGGCCGTTGTAAAACAGGGTGAATTCGGTGGAACTCTCTAGGAGACAATACCGAGCCAAGCCATGAGAGGGATCTCGTGGAAGGTGTAACGACTAGGGCATACCATCCAGAACGGATGATGAAGCCTATACAGCCAAGCGGCTGGAAGCTCCCTGCATCGAAAGATGAAGATATAGTCTCGTCTGCATGGCGACATGCAGCAGTTTAACTCAGGAGAATACTGTGGATTTACATGCCCTTTTCACGTATCGTGACGGCAAGCTTTTCAACAACACTACACGCGGCCAGGCAATTGCTGGCAAAGAGGCTGGTTCCGCCTGCACTGATGGCTACCGTAAAGTGCGGGTATTCGGCAAGTACATGCTCGTGCACAGAGTAATCTGGGAGATGCACTATGGCCCTCTGATGAGTGGTCAGGTGTTGGACCATATTAACCGTGACAGAGCTGACAATCGAATAGAAAACCTCCGACTGGTCTCTATTCAGCAGAACCAGTTTAACAAGTCCAGACAACGCGACGGTACCAGCGGGTACAAGGGCGTCTGGTGGGACTCAGCAAAGCGTGTATGGAAAGCTTCCGCCCGCACAGAAAAGGGCAGGATCTACTTAGGGCAGTTTGAGACTGAAATAAAAGCCGCTGTAGCATATGACAAGTGCGTCATGGATTTGCACGGAGAATTTGCTGCCCTTAATCTTGAGTATGAAACGGAAGAGGAACTAGCGCTCCTCTTTGAAGAGTAACGAACCACTCAAACGACGCAGTGATTGTCAAACGATTCCATTTGTGGGGCAAGAAGAATGGTGTACCCACTTCATCCATTCATGACGCGTTCTTCACTCCAATTGCCGAGATGGACAATGCCAAGCGCGCTCTCAGAGAGATCTACGCAGAAACATTGAAATCCAATCCGATCCTAGCTACATTGAACGAGATGAAGGCCCGTGGTCTGCCAAAGGAGCTCTACGACAAGTACCTCAACGAGGCTATTGACACGGGCTTGATTCCCGTACCAGGCAGGTCGAAGATTGGCGGAAGGACGCTTCTTGCGTCTGACGTTTTGAGGCCCCAAGACATATTACAGCAGATAAATGGATCATATACGTCCAACAGAGACTGGTACGGCATCGGTCCATGAAGTCATACGTGTGAGGTGTTGCCCAGCGGGGCGCCCTCACGCGGCAGTGAAAATGACAGATAAGGGATAAGTGCAATAACGCCCTTTTTGAGCACTAAGCTATTGCACTTATTTGATCATCCGACGACACGCGCGCGGTTAAATTAAGGGGGCACCCGCCCCCGACCAGCAGGATGAAGCTGGGAGTCCACGTTGTGCGTGAGCATAGGAAGGAAGAGTATGAATAAGAAGATATACTCTCCCTCCTGTAACTGACCCACTGAACCTCCCACTACCTGCCCCACTAAACGTACCCCTTAAAGGGTGCCCCCGATTAATATTGGAATGAGTTTGCGCTGTTGACTCCTTCCGAACTCTTCATGTTGAGGAATAACGATGGAAATTACACCTGAAATCCAAGCATTGCTCGACGAGCAAATGGCAAAAATTACTGCTGACTTCAAGCTCAAGCTTGATAAGGCGTATGAGGAACGTGACAACGCGAACGCTTCTGCGAAGAAGGCTGCCGACGATCTTGCTGCCGGCAAGCGTTCTCACGATCTGGACGTACTGAAGGCCCGCGAAGAAGGGCGCACTACTGGCGAGAAAAAGCTGAATGCTGCGCTTGAACGTATTGACGCTCTAGAGGCGCACAATACTGCTCTGGCCAAGGACAAGGCCGTGAATTCGGCGTTGACCGGCTTTACGTTCCGTACCTCTTCTGCCCAACAGATCGCACGCGATCTTGTCTCAGGCAACTTGGTTCAGAATGACAAAGGCGAATGGGTTGTGTCTGATGGACGCTCCCCTGAATCCTACGTCAAAGAAACCCTCGAGTCGGATGAATATTCCTTCCTGCTCAAACCCGCTGTCTCCTCTGGTGGCGGAACTGGACGTAATCAAGGTGGTGGCGGCGAGAACGAGCCTGCCTCGCTCCTTGAGAAGAGCAACGAACAACTCCTTAAAAGGTATATGAAATGAGTGAAACTCTCAATCTGAGCGGCATCAATGGCAACACCTACGTGCTGCAAGCCGCCATGACTGACCTGGCCGACGAAGCCTACACCAGTGCAAAGAAGCTGGTTGGTACGGGCTTGGTCACCACCCCTGAAGGTATCAACGGCGACACCGAGACTTACGCCGGCCAACTGCGCTGGAATCGCCCGATCCAAGCGACCGTCAACGTCGGCAGTGCAACGAACCCTGCTGACGGTGCCCTGAGCTCGCACACGATGGGTCAG